CTGGTACTTGCCGAAGTTGCCGAAGAAGTCAGCCACCTTCCCGGCCGTCTCGTCAACCAAGATCCCAAGCGCCGGCATCCACTCGTCAATGAACGGGATGACGTTCTTGTCGAGGATCTTGACGATCCCCGTGAGAGCGGGAACGAACACCTTCTCCAGCAAGGTCACCGACAGCTTGGTGAGTGGTGGGATCAACGGGATGAACGCGTCGAGCAGCTTGACCCCGGTCGTGAGCAGTAGCGGCAAGAGCTTCTGCACCGACTTGAGCAGAGTCGCGCCGACCTCCTTGCCCGTGGTGACGAGCACCTTGAACAGCTTCTGGGCCACGGGCATCGCCTTCTTGACTACGCCGAAGATCGTTCCCAGGATCTTGTCCGGCTTGCCGTCCAGCATCTTGGTGATCCAGATACCGGCCTGGACCGCAATCACCTCCATGAACTGCGCCAGCGGCTTGATGTAGGGGACCAGCTTGAGTGCGATGTTGCGGGCGATCACCTCCAGCGTCGCGGAGAACGGGCCGAACGCGGTTTCCACGATGGCAGAGAACGTCTCCATGGCCGGCGTGAACTGCTTGACCACCATGTCGACCAGCGGCTTGAAGAGCTTGAGCAAGGGCCCGAGCGGACCCAAGAGCACGCCCGCGATACCGCCCGCCTTCTTGATCCCGGATACGACAGAATCAATCCCCAGGAAGCTCTGCTGGATGTCGTTCGTCTCGACCGCCGCACCACGCAGCCCGAAACGCATGAGCTTGACACGGTCGATGATCGTCTTGGCGCTGTCAGCCGCCTTCGAGAACAACTCCCCGAACGTCCAGTCACGCGTGAACGCGTTACCGATGGTCGTAGCCGACTCAACGATACGCTCGGCCATGCCAGTGACCCGCTCACCGACTGTTGCCGTGGCTTCCTTGACCGCACCACCGAACACAGACGCGAACGACCCACCGACGAACGCCAAGGACTTGTAGACCGCGCTGTCTTTACTGCCGAACGCGATGATGCGCTCGGCCGTCGTCTTGACCGCCTGCCCGGTAGTCTCGACCGCCTTGTTCACGGTCTTGGTGACCTTAGCCACCTTGTCCGTAGCCATGTCTCGTACGGACAAGATCCAACCAATGTTCTCGAACCCGTCAGCCACTGCTACATGAACCCCATGAGCTTAGAGATGACCATACCGGCGATCTTGCCGATGTTGTCCTCGGCGTCGTCCATTTTCTTGCGGATCTGGTCCATCTCGATAGTCCTGCGCGCCAAGAAGTCCATGCGCTGGAAGTAGGTCATGTGCCTCCAGTCGTTAAAGGACACCCCGGCTTTCATCATCATGTAGCGCTGCTGCTGCAACTCCTCAATGGACGGAAGAGCCTGCGCGACGACGAAACATGGCGCCGTCCAGCGGGAGTTGCTGCCGGAAGCTGTGCCCGTTGGGGCACCGGAAGCTGGGCGACAACTCGTAGCCGAACGACCTCCTCTCCATCTCTTCGCGGAACTCGATCAGCAGAGGCAAGGGAGCCTCCTGCACCCACCGCATGGCCTGGAGCACGCCGACGCGTTGGCCGTCGACCGTAGCCAGGCTGCGGGCCTTGATGAACCTGTTGAGCTTGGCGCCCGTCGTCTTGGCGTCCGTGTTCTGTGAACGCTCAGCGAACTCCTGCGCTTGGACCAGGTCGACCAACCGCAGGTAACGCCAGCCGACATGCTGGCCATTGGACAGCACGACCTCGACCGGCTCCTCGATGTTGCCGTTGACGACGAACACCTGCTCGGCCGACTCCTCGCCAACGTCGTCACCGTCCAGACCCATCTCGCGCAGGATGCGCAGATCCTCGTCCGCGTCCTGCGTGCTGCTCGGCGGCCAGGTCGGCGTCTCACCAGCGGTGCCACGCCGCAGGACCCGACACGGCACCTGCGCCAGCGTCCGAGAACCGTCGAACTGCTGGTTGCAGTGCGGGCACACGGGGTAGAGCGGTAGCTCGTCCGTGCCTCGGCTCGCCGCCATGATGTGCAGCAGCATGGCCGTCCAGTCGGAAAGCTCAAGCTGCTCGTACGGGATACCTCGCGTGTCCGAGCACTGACGCACGATGTCGCGAAGGACAGGGGTAGCTGACAGGCCGTCGCCCGCGCCTGCGAACAGTTCCTCCTGCTCGCCCCGCATGGGGGAGAGGAACACCGTGCCGTCGTGGTTGTCGTAGAGGGTGCCACCCGAGGGGAGCACGTAGGGGCGGCTGAGGGGGTCACGCTGACCAGCGGCCTGGGGGTCCCGTGAGGCCGCCTGAGAGGCGATCTGAGCGCCTGTCTGGGGCTGGGGGGTAGTAGGAGCCGAAGGAGCCCCCTGGAAGCCCTCAGCGGCGCTCGCAGGCACCTCAGAGGGCACGCCCAACTTGGTGGCTAGATCCCGCATGGGGTGACCCTTCGGAAACGCCTCTGGGTTCAGAGGCGGCTCACCACCAGGTACCTGTGTCTGCTCCAACGGGTTGCGTGGGTCACTCATCCGACCCTCCCCGCAGCGCGCTCGACCGCCTTCTCTCGGGTGTTGTCCTTCTCGGCGCGGGCCCGCTCCCACAGCAGGGCCTCGTCCAGCTTGGTGATGACCATGGCCCGCTCGCGCGAGCCCTCCACCTTCTGGAGCGCCCTGACGTGATCGACCACCACCTTGAGAACATCGGCGTCGGTCACGCCGTTAGCCCCGTGAACTGCCACGGGGCCGTTTTGAAACTGGATGGAGGTCTTACCCTCCTCGAACTCGGCACGATCCCAGCAGCCATGCTCTTGCCCATAGCCGCCGGGCGTCGTGACGTACATCGGAGTCAGCATCTTGCTCTCCTGGCTCATGTTGAGCCGGTCACGGTTGAGTTGTCAGGCCGCGAGCTTACGCAGCGGAGGAGACGGGCGCCAGAAGGCTCTGGTCCCACAGGACGGCGTCACACGCCAGTTCCATCTCCATGGTGAGAACCTCACCAGTCGAGAAGTCGATCCCCACGTCGGGGGTCTTGGTAGGCCAGATTCCGAACAGGGACGCGGTGCGCTCCGACTCACCCTGCGAATCGAACAACACCAGGTTGCCCGTGATCTTGACCAGTCCCGACGGCAGCATGAACCCGGTGGCCTCGTTGTACACGAGGCTGTACCACTGCCACAGCACACGACGGGTGCCGGGCCCAGGGAAGTCCCGGAAGGTCACCGAGATGTTGCCCTGCGCCTCGGGACGAGTCGGGTACTGGGCGTTACCGTTGATGTAAGGCAACTGACCAACCCCGATGGTTCGGCCCGGAATGTTGAAGTCCTGAATCGAGAGGATCAGGACTTCCTTGGCGCCAGGAATCAACTGGTCCAGGTTGAGTTCCAGCATCCCCATGTTCTGCTTCTGGACGTTCCAGATGCTAGCCGCCTGCGCCAACGCGTTGCCGGCGTAGCGGTACTGCGTGACAGCCATTTCTTAGCTCCTTGCTTCCTACGCCGCCGCCGAGACTTCGGTGAAGTCGGCGCCAGTCGGGGTGAGAACGATGTCGAAGTTCAGGAACTCGACCGCCCGAGCCGGCTTGATGAACACCTTCGCGTTCACGGTCAGGTTGTCAATGTCCTGTGCGGTAGTCGTGGTCCCGTCCACCAAGACGAAGAAGTCCTGGAGCCCGCGGCGCTCCTTGATCGGCCCTAGGATGTCCTCGATGAACGACTTGATCTGACGCCACAGAATGGTGTCGTTCAACTCGAAGACGAAGTCCTTGGCCCCCGCGTCGATCCGGTTGGCGATCACGTTGACCGTCCACCGAACGTTGATGCGATCCAGAGCCGTAGGCGACCGCTGTGCCGTACGCTGACAGACCAGGGTGAGGCCCCGACCCTCGAACGCCACGATGCTGTTGACGATCTCGGTGCGTTGACCGACCAGGCCGTAGACCAGGTTGCGGTCCTCCAACTCGGTGGAGTAGACGACCGAGTCCGCGATCACCCGACCACGCTTACCGCCCGCGATGGGGAACCAGGGCTCGGCCTGGTCGTCGGTGTTGGCGACCAGGGCCATGATGTCCCCGTCCGGCGGCTCAGTGACGATCTCGCTGGAGTACTGGTCGAGGTAGGTCAGCCACGGCGCGAACACAGCAAGCTGGCTGGAGTTGATCTCCTGCGACGGCGGGAACGGCACGCGAGCGGTGGCGACCGGCGGAAGGCCAGGACCACTGTTCCACTCGCCGTTGACGAAGTCGCGCACCTCGAAGGCGTCCTCAGTAAGTGGGGTCGGCACGACGCCGATAGCACGAACACCCCGGCGCTCCACCAGCGACTGGAGAGCGTTGATGACAGACGAGTGCCACTGGCCAGGCACGAGCATGAAGTCCACCGGGGTCGTCTCCGGGTTGCGGAACTTCTGGAGCCCAGTGGTGGTCGACCCGACCTTGGTGCCCACCACGTCCGCCTGGGTGAACGCACCCGACATACCGATGGACTGAGCCACCGTCACGTCGGCGTCTAGGAGCCCCGAGTCGTCCGTCGCGGTGACCCGGATGTACTCCGATCCGTTGATCGGATCGTTGATGATCTCTTCGAGGTCCGCGAGCGAAGGCGCCTGCCCGAACGACTCGATAGCCGTGTTCTCGAAGAACACCTGAGCCCGAAGCGTCCCAGCCAGCGACGGGTCAGAGTCGACCTGGACCCACAGCCCGTCTGTCAACACCGAACGCTCGTTCCCGATGTCACCAGGGTAACGCGCGTCGAAGTGCATGACGACCTCAGCCGCAACGATGAACACCGCCTCATCACGGAGCGGAGCACTGGTCCACTGGATCGAGGTAGCTCCCGTGTTCAGGAACAGGAAGTTGTCCGGGTCGCTAGGCACAGCGACGTTCTGGGTCCAGTGGTCATCCTCGGGGTCCGACCCAAGCGTCGCGAACGCCACCTGGGGGTCGCCCGAAGCAGCCGAACTCGCCTGCGCGCTCTGGAACGCCGCGAGGCGGGCGTCCTCGCGACGGAACGGAGCGGGCTCCAACTGCCCGGTGAAGATGGTCTCGGACCCGTCCCCGAAGCCGAGGATCTCAGCCACCGGCAGGTAGACCGCCGTGAGTGTGCCATTGTCCTCGACGTTGAAGGTGTTCGCGCCTGACTCCACCAGATCGAGTTCGATGGCGAACTCACCCGTGGTGTGGTCCAGCCAGTTGGTGCCGTTGTGGTCGTTCGCGTCCGCGGGCGAATCCAGGTTCATCCCGGCCGCGTTGGGCGTGGTGTCAGCGATGAA